ACCAGATCAATAATATCTTCATCGATTTTATGCTTAACCTTAGGGCTATTGCTGAGAGCAATCATTTGCTCTCGGCTTGGAGTTTCCTTAAACTTCTCATGAAACTTAACTGCCAAGTATTGCATTGAATCAATATCTTCAGAGGTGTAATATCCTCTCTTGATTGATTGTAAATACTTTGGCTTAAGTAGAGAAAGCTTAAAGAATATTTTTTCGAATTCTTGTCCGAATTTCATTAGCGTAGTTATTTGTTATATTATAAAGATAATATAGAGCTTGTTTCACTATTGGAGCTCAATAAATCCTTGCCCAACTGACCAAGGCTCCTGTGCCCATACATTAATTGCAATGCCGCGGCGGGTACCAGTCAATACTTTGGTAACACCATGTACTACTTCTCCTGGATTGAAAATAACTAATCGGTTTGGAAGGGCTTTAACCAATTCGGGTTCTTCTTGCTCGCCGCTTGTGTAAATTGCAAGATCTCCACCAGTAAACTCAGAACCAATTGGATAATAAACACATCCCATAATTGGAAACATTCTATCACCGGTTTGTTTTCTATAATTTACATCATCATCGAAGTGTAATTCCAAATAATCTCTGCGGCCTTCAATTTCAGCACTCTGAATACCTGTCCAGTATTCAAATCCATCTGCCTCAATTAACATTGCCAATGGGAAATTGTCTCCCCAGATATATTGAGCTAATTTCTGGCCAATATTAGAAGCTGGTTTAGTCCACCAACCTTTCCAATATTTGTATTTACCGGTTTCGCCAAATAATTCTTGTTCTGCTTGAGCAATTTCATTTAAAAGTTGCTCATCTTTAATAAAGTTATCAAATACTGCTATCATATAAAAGGATTTATTTTAATTTCATAGGTTTCTTTACCTGGTTCTTCTTTAATTTGTTCAATCAGCCCGAGCTGAATAGCCTTTTTTAATCCTTCCATTGCATTCTCAGTATTTCCTTTTGAGTAATATTTTAACAATGCATGTTGTGTGAAAGTTTCTTTTTGGCGATCAGGGCGTCTAATTGCTGCATTAATGAAAATATACAATATGTCAAAGGCATCTGGAAAAGCTTCCAATTGTTCTTGGATGCCTAATACATATTTAATAGGCAATTTATCCTCGTTAATATTGTGAATATCTACCATTATTCTACAGTGTCAAAGATTTCTTCGATGTCCATATCCTCTGCCTCTGTATTATAATTAAATAGAGGTTGAATCTTCTTATCGATCTTTTCTAAAACTTCACGAGTAAATACTTTCTCAGTAAAGAATTCTGCATTGGTTACGGTTTCATCAAGGTGTTTACAGATCCAGTTACGTGCAGATGATTTAGGGATCTTTTCTCCTTTTTCAATAACTCCACGCGTAATTCCAATATCCTCCCACTCAATGTATTGCTCTAAACCAACGTAAGGATTCATACCTTTAGTGTAATGTAAATGGAATTTGATTGGATTTGGTTTTGCAAAACGATTCTTGTTTGGCTTTGCGGTTACAACAATACCTGTTTTCTCTGCACCTTCTTTCAATTGAGCCTTATTCAAGAATAGAACAATTGAAGCCGCATATTCAGGACCGGTACCACCACCAGCAACTTGACGTGCAATAAAATCTTGAGTCATGTAGGTGTGGTTCGTAAAGATGAATGGAATCTTAAGATCTGCCATTGGTGTCATAATGATACGGAAGATTGACTTAAGAATCTTTGAACGTGTCATATCACTCTTATCAGATCCAGAAACTGCATCATCAATCTCCTTTTGAGTTGCAAGGTTACCTGCTGAATCAAGGATAATCATTATCTTTGGTAATTCAGAGCCGGCTCGCTTTGCGTCTTGCATCTTTTTAGTTAACGTTGTGACTGATTGGCGGAAATCTTGAACTGTATTAACTGGTTGATAGTTTACTTTAGAAACATCAATACCAAATTTAATCATTTGCTCTCGATCTACAGCCGCTTCAGAATCGTAATATACAACATTATAACCCATATTGATTGCTTCACGCACTGAATTAAGGGTCAAGAATGTTTTACCAGTTCCAGATGGACCAGCAATGGAACATGAACGGTTGTTTGGCCAACCACCAAATAGAGAGCCGCTCAGACACGCATTTAAGTGATAATTACCAGTGTGAATCCACTCAGTAACTTCACTAAAGTTTGATTGCTCCATAACTGACCCAAGCGGATTGAGACTTGCCAATTCCGCGTTTAAGTCGTCGAATGTAAATTGTTTACCTTTAGCCATTATTTTCGTTATTATCTTTTTTGTCTTAGTTTTTCAAGGTTCTCAATCAGTTCATGGGTCTCTTCCTGAATCTCAGCCATTTGAGATTTCAAGATTCTGAGACGAGTATGAATCATTTGATATTCCTTAATTTTTTCTCGTTGCTCTTGTGTTAAAGATTCTAAATCTTTTTCTGAAAATGTTTCAAAGTCCATATTACTTTTCTTTTTTTGTTTCAGCAATTAATTGATCCAATGTAATTTGTCTGGGATCAACTTTTACCTCATTGATTTTAGCATTCTTCCAATATAATTGTCTAACTGCTGCACCGAGTTCAATGTCATTTGACGTGTTCTCTACTAATCTTTTGATTTGCTCTTCCATAATTAAAATAATGATGTTGAATAAATTAAGTTTCTGTTTAGTGTTTGTAATCCAACTGCAACCAGAACTCGATTCAATGGATCAATAACACTCTTTTCAAATTGAGTTTCATAATCGATTTCAGGTGCAATTTCGTATGGGTGATCGCCTGGCATATATGCAAACATATCACTAAGTGCATGCTTACAATGATACAACTTCAATTTCTCTCCGTTACCAATCATCTTATATTTGTTTTTATATTTAGGTGATTGATTCATTAAGTAATTGTAGAATCCAGCCGCCTTCACGTTAGGAGGACATTTAGATCCAATCTGGAATTCAATTGTATCGTCAACAATATATTTTTCAATATTGTTTGTACGTTTATTAAACGAGATCTGATCGATATCTGCAAGCACGAATTCTTTCTTACCTTTCTTTAGATAATCAACCAGTTTTTTAAGAAGAGAAGCTGTTGGTTTTTCAGATAAAACAATCTTAATAGCTTCGGTCAAGTGTTTACGTGCAAGAGCTGGTGTTGAAGATTGAATAGTATCAAATCCAATTGTTTTAATCTTTTTAAGGGTTGGATATCGGTCATCAATATCTAATTTATCTTCCCATGCAATGTTTTGCAAATACTTTTTCTTTGCCAACCAGATTCCAGAGTATGCGATTGTTTCCAATTCAAATACTAAGAAGTTATCCGTATTCATTACTTGAGCATACTTCTCCATTGCTTTTACAATATATTCATTCAATCTGAATTTGTAAAGCTTCATAATGAATTGGTCAATTGACATTGATTCTCCGAGCCATTGAATAGATTCATACATTTCTTCAAACTGAACGTAACATGAATCTGTATCAATGTAAACAACTGCTGGTTTTACAGGAGCTTTAGAGACTTTAATGTTAAAATATTCATGCACTTGAGTATCTTTAATCCAGAAGTCTTGAAAATATTTGTTTAAGATCTTCTCAGAATAGAGAATAGCGCTTTGACCTTGAAGGGTAATTGATTCAGCAATATTAATATTAAAGAAATGGAACCACTTGTTACCGAATGCACCATAGATCGAGTTCAATGTAACTTTAACTGCTTGTTCATAAGCAGTATATTTGGCACTCATAGTTTCATAATAATCTATGAGTGCCTTCATTTCTTGAGCCGTTAATTCTTCTTCCGGCTTATTAATTAATTGTTGAATATCTGTCATATTATTCAGCTGTTTCGCAAGTTGCAATCGTTAGTAATGTTTCTGAGTCTAGTGAACGCAGAACTACTCGATTTGCCAACACGTGAGCTGTATAATCTTCTTTATCAAGAAGGTTCAAGTATTTTTTGAATAGTGTAACTTTGGTTCCTTGTTGTCCATCATAATCTGGAGTAACCAACATGTTGTAAGTAGAACCTGTCAACTTAACACCTTTACCATTTGCTTCGATTGAGAATGTTTCTTCTTTATCCAAACCAAAGAGTGATTTAACCTTAGTAATGGTTGTGAAATCCATGTCGAATTTGCAAGATGCTCCGTCAGTATTGAAGATACCTTGGATTTGAGTGTCTGTCAAATCTTTGTAACCCAATGAAGGATCTGAACATGCCAATGTAATTTCCAATTCGTCATTGAAGATGCGGAATGTAGTTGCTACGAAATCTTCTTCATTCTCAATAAATGAAATTTCTGCTTGAATTGAATCATACTCAAATTGCTTAAAAGCTTCTGTCAATTTAGAAGCATCAAAGAAAGCAACTTTAAGTTCTTTTGTTACCTCTGTCATGTTTTCAATTTGAAAAACTTGAGTAAGAGGAATTCGGTGGTGCTTTACGGCATCACGCTGTGGAAGATAAGCCGAAGAGATAACAATACCGTCTTTGATCTTAAAATACACAAATGAATCGATCAATTTAAGACGATTCACAAAACCAATAAAATTATTTTGGTCTACTTTGTTGATTGTAATATTCATACACTTATTAATTAAACATTTAGGTATTATAACGTGATATGAATAAAAGTTTCAAAAAGAAAAAGCCAGCTGGGGAGAGCTGGCTTAACACCTCTTTCTAGGAGGCGGTTGATTTAGTATAACAACCTATGTTGTATATATCCAAAAAAAGTGAAGCCGGGAGTAGCGAATCCCCCGGCCTCTTTCCGTTACCAGTGAACGGTCCTAAGAGTGGCCATCACAGCCACACCTTCTTTATCCGTCGCAGCTTAAGCAATCTGGATCCATTGCTCTCGCAGCAATATCTCCTCTTAATACTGACTCGGTTCTCATATAATAGAGAGTTTTAATCCCTAATTCATACGCTTCTAAGTGAACTTGGTTAATGAATTTTGGTTCTGCCTCCTTTGGGAAAGCCAAATTCAATGAAACTGCTTGATCAACATATTGTTGTCTAACACCAGCTTGACGAACCAATTCCATTTGATTAATTTCTTTAAATGTTTTAAATACATCTTTTACCCAATCAATCTCTTTATTATCAATTGAAGATTGCGGAATATCTTTAATGTTTAATAATTTACCATTAACATATCCCCAATTATCTAATTCATTGACATCTTGTACTGATCCTCCGTCTTCAAGAATTTTATCCCAAGTTGCTTTATTATTAATTCCAATCTTCTTGAATACTTTTTCCAATTCTGGATTTTTACGAATGAATGTACCTTTTGCAGTTTGCTCTGTAAAGATATTAGCCGCCCATGGCTCAATACCTGGAGAAACGTTACCTGCCAATTTAGAATTTGATACTGTTGGTGCAATAGCTCTTAAGTGAGTGTTTCGCATTCCAGTTCCTACACACCATAGTGGTTCTCCCATTTCTTTTGCCATATCGCGAGAAGCTCTTTCAGATTCAATCTTAATTTGTGAAAAGATCTTACGGGTTTCAAACTGAGCTGGCAAAGAATCAAATATAATTCCACGTTCTTGTAAATATGTGTGCCATCCTAGAACTCCAAGTCCAAGTGCTCTTCCTTTTTCAGCTGAACGTACTGAGTTCTCAAATCCACGCATATATTTTGCACGTTGGATAAATTCCTCCAATACTCCGTCAAGGAACCAAGTTGCTGTGTAAATAAGATCAGTATCTTTCCATTCATCGTACTTTGCTAAATTCACAGAAGAAAGACAGCATACAAATGAGTGGTTCTCATCTGTATGAAGGGCAATTTCAGAGCAAATGTTTGTCATATAAACTTTCAGCCCGTTCTGCTTATACGCATCTGGATTTGCTCTGTTAATATTACCCTTAAATACGATATAAGGTTCACCAGTTGCTCTACGCTTTCTAAGTACTGCAGCCCAACGCTTACGTGCCTCTTTATCACCATCTTTAACTTTTTGCATGAAGCCATCAGAAACAATAATTGATTGGTGCATATTCAAGGATTGACGGTTAACATCACCCTTTGGTTCGCGAATCTCTAACCATTCCCAGAAATCACCATGCTCAATATCAATGTTTACTGAAGCTGCTCCTCTACGAACTGAACCTTGGTTGGTGGCCAAAATTGATGAGTCGTAAATTTTAATGAATGGAACTACACCATCAGAAGTTCCATTTTGATTAATTTTAGCACCAGCAGGACGGATCATATTTACCCCAATACCTACGCCGCCGCCGTGCTTTGCCAATAACATCAATTCGCGGTTCTTTGTTCCAATTTCATCAATTGAATCGCCTACATCAATACCAAAACATGAGATTGGCAAGCCTCTTTCAGTTCCAGTATTTGAAAGAACTGGTGTTGCTAAATTTAACCAGCCTTTCCAGATATAATCAAAGAATTTTGATGCCATTTCTGGCTTTTGTAATCTTTTTGCAACTGTTGTCGCTACTCTCCAGTATGCATCTTTTGGAGTTTCCCCCTTTAATAAGTATCCCTTAGAGACTGTTTTAACATAGGTTTCTGTATTTCCCCAGATAGGAAAATCGACACCAAGTTCCCAGCCTAACTGTTCTCCATGATTCGTCATATAACTCTTAATTTTTAATTAACTAAATAAATCGTCTTCATCCCAGTTTTCACCTTCACCCGCTTTAGAATAATCTGTAGGTCTTACTGCAAAGAAGTCAGTGTGGGTGTGACCGCCTGTTAAGTGATAGAACCAATCCAATTCTGATGCCATTTTGTCATCAAATTTAAATGCTGGTTCGTAACCTAACTCAGCAAGTTTTTCATTAGCTCTCTTCTTAATAAATTCTTTTAAGTCGGCTGCTTTTAAATTCTCAAGGTCTCCCATTTCAAACATCTTATCGATGAATTTGAATTCCATTTCAACCATTAATTCTGCGGCTTCATATATATGCGAGCGTGCTTGGGCATGCAATTCTGGATATTCAGAAACCATGTGACGAAACAATTGACATCCCATTTTAGAGTGGAGTGATTCGTCACGAACTGACCATTTCATTTGTTGACCAATGCCCTTTAAAAGGTTACGCATTTGGAATGAATATAAAACAGCAAATGATGAATATAGTGAAACACCTTCAGCGAATGCTGAAAAAATAGCTAGTGATTTTGCAACATCTTTTCTTGCTTCGGCATAAAGGGCCAAATCTGCATGTGAGTAATCATTTTCTACGCCAACAAGATATTCAAACTTTTCTGCAATTGAAGGTTCGTGTAAAAACGCTGAAAAATCTTCAAGACCTAATGTCTCGTTTAAATATGAATATGCTGTTGCGTGAATAGTTTCTTGAGAACCAAAGGCCATGGCCATTTGCTTAATCTCATGTTTTGGAAACCAATGTGTAACCATACCAGTCCAATAGTCTGAAACTGCGCATTCAGTTTGTGCAAATCCTAATAAAATGTTACCGACTAAATTCTTTTCTGACTCGTTTAAGTTTTCGTTCCAATCCTTAACATCTCCTTGCATTGAGATCTCAGTATGCAACCAAAACGCCTGCATTTGTTTTAACCATCCTTCCGTATAATATTCCGGATATTCGAATGGTTTGTATTCTACTCTTTCTTTAAATAATTTAGAATTTAATTTTTCCATTTTTTCAATTATTCTATAATTTCAGTTAAGACTTAAAAAGGCCTTCTGTTAAGAGGCCTTACTAATATAATAAATATATAGTCTATATATTTTGGTATTAGTTTTGGCAAGCATTTTTAGGCTAAGATATTAACTTAATCTTTTTCTTCAAATGATCTGCTTTACTGAAATAATCATACGATATTTTCTTATATTGTTTCCTCTGGTCGTACAGATCTGACAATATTTTTTTTAAGATTGAATCTTCTTTTTTGTACACTACACCATTATCGCATACAATTACATCTTTATCTTTTCGACGTTCTTTTATTTGATCTCCAAATACTTGTTCAACATAAGCATCTGGTGAAATATTAAATTGTCGCATGATTGAGGGGTATAGAGATGCAAAGTCAAATGCTGTAACACCTTCATAAAATCCAACGTTTGGTTCTTTAACAAATGCTCCTACATATTGTCCATCTTTTTGGCCATCTTCGCGTTGTTCTGACGCAATTCTCATGTTTTGTTCTGCCAATTTTCTAGCCATAAGGGCTTCAGTAACTGCCACTGGCGAACTAGCTTTATAGAGTGGCATTTTCGTAATGTTTGCAAGCGTCATAATTACTTCCATTGATTTAAGTTTTTGGTCAATATAATAAACCAACACAGAGTCAACTACGTTGTAATAAACATACTTAGTAAAGTTGTCTCTATAGAGATCCTGGAGTGATCCTGTGTATTTAATCTTATTTAGATTAAGAACTTGTCCAGAAACATAATCAAGTGAATTAGACTCTTTTACTTTAACTGTGCGATCATACTTATCATACAACTGCATGTAATCGAGAATACCCATGTGGAGTGGACGGCTATCTGTTTTGTCCAAGCTTTGGGTCATGCTTGCATCAGAAATATCAATCTGTAGGCGTTTGCAACGGTTAACAATATATTGCCAGTCATAGTTGATAAAGTTCCATCCTGTCATCATTGGAAATTTAGGCATAAACTTCATTAAGAAAGTGTATACCATATCATATTCACTCTTAAACTTGTGATATTTAAATTCCCAATCCGTATTTAATGATTTAAAATACTCATTAGTATCGTCTTCAATCTTTTTAATCTGATCCGCCGAAAGATCTTCTAATCCAAGAACAATTGCCTTACGCTCTGGGGTAATAATTGAAAAGGTTAAGATGCGTGATTTAGCTTCTTCAGCTTTAGGAAAACCATCAACAATCTCAGTCTCAATATCGACAAAGTATGTACGTGGCATATTGTACGCTAAGATCTCTTCACGATCACGCTCTGGTAAACCATCAATGAAATATACTAGTGAGAATTTATTAAAGTTACGAGCAGGACCTAATTTAATAGGCCTGCCGTCCCAATTGCGGTATTGATGACTAACACCGCGCTCTTTAGCATCGCAAATATACCAATTTTTAAATTGATCAATTGGGTATTGTTTAAATGCGACATTTCCTTCTTTGTCATAGTATGAAACTATAACATCCTTATCTCGTTGTTCAATATCTAGAATCATTAATATCCTCGGTTTTGACGGTCATGATTCTCTGCGTTCTTTGCCATATATAGATTAACAATATCTTTACTGGTCATACCGATTGAAATTGCAAAGTTCATATAGAAATGCAATCCATCAATCCATTCATAGTACAATTCTAAACGATCCTCTTCTGAAAGATCAGCAATTGTCATATCAGCTGCTTTTACATTGTCTTTTTTCCAGTATTTCCAAGCTGCAGAGGCAATACCATCATTAATACCACCAAGTGCGTCAAACATTTCATTTAATTCGTCTGACATTGCATGTTTATTAACCATCCAAAAATCAGCGATCTGCTTCAATGTCCAACCTGTGAAATCAAATCCTAAACGTTCTTGTAATTCTTTTTGTTTGTTGTAAACTAGACCAAGGGTGTCCTCGACACCGGTGTAGAAATCTTCTACATTAAGGTCTGCGCATTTGTTATCTGAGTTTGCCATAATTTAATATTTATTACCTATTCTTTGATATGCGTCAGCTAGTAAAAGCTGAGCATCTTCTATTAATCTTCTTTCTTCTGTTTCTAATTTAAAAACTGGATGTTGTATCAAGTGATCGTCAATCATACATGTTATAATATGCAATCGATCCAAAGCTTCATGGTAGTGAAAATTATCAAGCTTTGGTTTATCGGCCATTATTTTCATTGATATAGTTTTCCAATCCTTGAATATATGCTACTGCATCGAGTAGATTATCTCGCTTATGATTATAACTTTCACGTGAAAACTTAAGAGCAACAAGAGCCATAAACATTTCACGCCCAGTTACATTAAGACCGGTCATTCCATTAAAAATCATAGCAGCTCGATCCATGCCTTCTGAAAAAGGACCATACGCTCGATCTTTTTCTTCGCTACGATTATTTACAATTTCATTTGCTTCTTCAAGTATACTTTTCATTGTAGAGATTTTACTTATTATATATGCTTTTCTATTTTTGTTTAGTAAATTGTGGGCCGCGAGTTTTATCTCTTAATGGGGTTGTTTCGTCTACCCATTCTTCGCGGCCAACAGAAACTCCCATAATCTTAACGAATTTAGCGCCATTATTAACTGCAATAATCTCAGTCTTTTGAATAGCATGCTGAATATCTGTTGCCATTACACAGCATACAAAATCTTGAGGCTTAGAACTACGCTCAAAAAAGCGTTCATCTTCGTATGGTAAATAATATACAACGTATGGTTTACTGTTCGATTCCATAAGCATTCCAAATTTTATAACGTTTAACAACTTGCTCCCAAATTGGAAAATACTGTCGGTGTTCGCGACGTAAAATATGTCGAGGCTGCTGAGGTTGACTTAACGGGAATTTAAGTAGATCATCTTCAGTTGGAATTGAGCGTCCTTGAGAAATAGCCCGAAGAGCATAGTAGAGATGTCTGGTGGTCCCGTCAAAAGTTTCCATAAATTCTAACACAAATTCCTTATCTAGTGAGAATTCACTCGAGAGGGCTTCTGCCAAATTATTCAAAGTTTCTTGTTCTTTGATTAAATGGCGCTCCATCATAATGCCAATCCGTTTATTTTTCAACTTACGACGTTCTATGATTCTTTCATCGATAGCTTCTTGACTGGATCGCTTTAATTCTTCTTTAATCTGCTCACATTCTAATTCAAAGATTCTTTCTTCCAGTTTAGTTTGTTCGCTCAATTGGTCATATTCAAATTCACCCCATTCAATTCGTTGGAGTAACTCGGAATAGCCTTTCCACTTATTTTCTTTAGGTAACTTTATTGTGGTGTGGAACCTGCGCCACCATGTAAAAACTCTATGACTCATTATACGTATTTTTTAAAAATGTCAGTAAGATCAATTGCATAATCTTTAAGAGCAAGCTGTCCTTTCTTATCAAACACGGGTTGCTTGCCTTTGCGTTCTTTCAAATTTTCAAGAACAATATTAGTCGGATATACTAGTACTGATTCAATTTGACTTTTATCTTCTAAATTAAACCAAATACATGCAATTTTATCAGAAGCTCCTTTATTTTTAAGTGCTCCAATATCTCGAACTTTAGAAACTGTAGTTTTAACTTCAATCTTTTCTCCAGTCTCTTCACATCTAATGTCCCAACCCTTGGTTGAAGCAACTTCAACTACATATTTACGGCCAGTATATTCAGTCATCACATCAGCCATAATATCCTCAGATAACTGTGGAATTGTTTTCATATTGGTTGACCATCCACGTAAACGACCTTGGTCCTCAATGTATTGAACAAGTTTGAGTAGGTCTGCGTTGGTTGCTTTTTTAGGAAGATTCATTAGATGTATAGCATTTCTTCTTGGTTAAACTTAACGGCCGCACCAAGATCAAAACCTGAGTTTCTCCAACAAAACTCATTTAAGCCTAAGCGGTGGCGCCGGCCATGATCTTTTCCGTACATTTTATAGGGCTCTTCAATTGTAACTCCTTTATCTGAGATTTGAATGATTTTACCAAGGTATCGTAGGTTGTAAGAACCATATTCAGCAGTGTCTCCAATGTTGAAGCTTGCGGTTTCAATACCATTTTCAAGGATTGCAATGTAGCTATTACGCTTCAAGGCTACTTGATATTTGGTAGGCTGCGCTGGATAAACTTTACCATAACGCTTGAAAGACTTAGTGAAGACTTGTTGGGTTTGGATTGATTCGATCATTGTGTTTTTGTTTTAGCTTTTAATTATAGTATAAATATAATAAAAAAACCCGACATAAAAAAATGTCGGGCCAACTTTTTTCAAAAAAGTTTTACTAAACTTGCTCTGGGAAGTATTTATCGAGTGCTTCCAATTTATCGTCAGCGTCAACTAACATTTGAAGAGCCTCTTCAGCATTATTATAAAAATCAGCAGTTGAGTGATCCCCAATACCTACTGCTTTGTTTCCTAAAAGGTCAAGAGAAAGAAGTGCTTTTGCTTTCTGTGCCTCTGCACTCGTTTTGAGCATTTGAATTAATTTAGTGTTCATACGTTTTCTTTTTCAGTTTTAAATTCGCTTACTTGTTCTCTTAAATATTCTACGAATGAAAGTGGAATCCATTCTGGCACTAACTCTCTAACTTTAGTAGAATCAAGTGCATATTTTCTATCATGACCTAGGCGATCCTTAACAAACTCGTATTTAGGAGTTTTACCAAGCATTTCCCCAATCATGTTTACAATCTCAATATTTTCATAACGTTCTCCAGAGCCAATGTTGAATACTTCACCCTCTTGGTCTGATAACATTAATTCAAAAATGATTTGCGCATTATCCTCAGCATCAATCCATTCGCGAACTTGGCGACCATCGCCATACACTGGGATTGGTTGGTCATTCGCAATTGAACGCATAATTGTTGGAATAAACTTTTCACGGTTTTGATGAGCTCCATAATTGTTGCAGGTTCTTGTGATCAAATATGGAACATCAAAAGTTCTACCAGCTGCTTGGACAAGTAGATCACTTGCCGCTTTTGATGCTGAATAGTATGAAGATCCATGTAAACTAAATCTTTCATTTGCTTCAACTTCCATGCTAATATCTGCCATGTCGCCATAAACTTCATCGGTAGAAATATGGATAAATTTCTTAAGATATGGATTTTGCTTTGCGCACTCTAACAGGTTAAATGTACCTTCAACGTTTGTGCGGATAAATGGACGGCCATCTTTAATTGAGTTATCAACATGACTTTCAGCTGCAAAATGCACGATATAATCATAAGTACCCAATTGATCTGAGCTAACATCACAGATATCCTCTTTAATTAATTTAACGGGTACTTTCACATTATTGACATCTGCTGCGTATGTCAATTTATCAAGGACTACAATTTCAGCAGTTGGAAGTCTACGACCTAAAAGGTTTACGAATGATGAGCCAATAAAGCCAAATCCGCCAGTTACAATAATTCTCATGCGTCTTCTAATAATTCTTTAATTGCGTTTTTATATTGTTCTTCAGTTAAGTTTCCTTCAGCATGTTGTGCAATTTGATCTCGAATTGCCAACATCAATCGTTGAGCTGAAGAAGTTGTTGTTTCATTTTTAGCTCGATCTACAATTTCAGGATTTTGTTTAATTGTTTGAATTGCAATCAAGTCTTTTAATTTAGTAGTTGACCAATCGTGTGAACGGGTAGTGTAAACTACCTCAATTGGTAGATTATCACCAGTGAATCGCTTGCCAATGTAATCTTCACCAAGGATGCGAATGTCTGGCTTATAGAATTCCATCAACTTTACCAATTCTTCTTCAGTTTGATAACAAATAACCTCATCAACGTATTTGATTGCCATCAAGGTCTTGTATCGCTCATACAATGGAATAACTGGTTTATATTTAGTAAAGCGCGTTTCTGATGGATCCATTTGTAAGAACACCATGAAGTAATCACAATGCTGTTTTGCTGTTTCAAATGTGTAAATATAACCTGGATGTAGTAGGTCAAAGTTACCAGCAGTAAATCCAATTTTACCCTTCGTTGGATGCATAATTTAAAGTTGATTTAGTTATATTAAGATACAAGTATAGTTGTTTTGAAATGAATTGAATATCCTCATCATCAAAATCGTCATTCAATAGAAGAATAATAATAAAATTATCGATCATCTTTTTAGCAGTGTCCATGTGGTCATCTGTAATACAAGAATCAACTGTTTTAATAATCTTTTGAATACCGGTTTCAATATACGATTCGTAATTGTTTGGCTTTAAGAAGTAATTCATATTAAGGTTTGTTTTGTCTTGTTGTTATATTCAGCTCGATAAGTTCGATCTCTTAAATCTGATGATGAAAATCTGTGATCTCTTTTATTATAATAAATTTCAATATTACGATCTTCGCAAATATCTTTAGCTGTAAAATTCTTATTGCGATATTCTGCGCCAATAATTCTAACATCTAATTTAAAGGATGCGAAGATATCTTCAAGATCTTGCTCAGTTACATACGGGACGATCTCATCAACCCATTCGCATGCTGAAACTTGAATATAGCGTTCAACGATTGTTTGGACTGGTTTATTCTTTTCAGGTCGATCCAGGGTTGGATCAACTTGAAGAGCAACAATCAAATAATCACATTGTCCTTTTGCCTCCTCAAGCATCTTAACGTGACCTGCGTGAAATAGATCAAATGTTGATGCTGTAATTCCTACTTTCATAAATACTGTTTAAAATAAAAAAGCTTAGTAATTATACCAAGCTCTTTTAAAATGTTTCAATATTTAATTATGTATGATCAGAGTCTAGTATCTAGATTAACATTATTCATATATTTTTCACGCATAGCATATAACTCTTTATCCGCGTGTTTAATATTTTGCATATCCTTCTTTTTCATCTTGGCTAAAACCTTAGCGATAGCACCATCAGCTATTCTCATTAGTTTTTCAGTAGACTGCAATCTAGATTCTAATTTAACCTTGCTAACATACGCCTTAAGTGTATCATTCTCCTGACCAATTTCATCCATCATACCAATTAACTCTTCTTCTAGATCTTCTAGGAGTTTAATTTTATCTTCATGTGGATTATCATCATTTGATCTATGAGATCTAGAAGATGTATATGAGTCTGATTTATCCTCTAATTCGTTTTCAAAATCTTCAATCGGATCACCCTCAAGTTTTAATTTACCAATATCAACTCTAGTTGCCGTCAATTTAGCTGATAATTGATCCAATTTACGTTTTTGAGCAGGATTTTTAAATAAACCTTTTAAAAAACTAAATAACCCTTCATCTAATTGAGAGCTATTAAAGCTTTCGAACGTTTGGATATATTTCATTTTATTATTATTTGATTGTCATATCAAATGGTAAATCTTCTGGGCCATAGTATCCATCGTCCATGTGTAGGCCGTACCATTTTCTACCGTCGGTGAAATAGAACCAACCATGAACTGGATCGTGAACTACATCAAATGGTCTTTGCCATAGTTCAAATTTAACTGGCTTTGCTTTACCACGAGCTAAATACTTTAATACTGGAACATCATCATCCCACATTTGAGTAGTTGTAGTTGCAGTAATTGTAGCAGATTTGCCTTTTAGTTTTGCTGTATATAATTCACCAGCAATTTCATCAGCTAATTTCTGAGAAGCAGATTCTGTAACAATTGATTCAGCCGCTAATTCAGCGTCCACATCTTTAATGCTAACTGCTGCATCTAATTCAGCTTCAAGCTTTTTCTTTTGTGTAGTTAAATCTTTTAATTTAGCAAGTAATTTATCTTTATCTTTACCTTCAGCTTCTTTCCAAGCGTCCACGGTAACTTTCATATCTGAAGTAATTTTACCCCAATCTTTTTGGATTTTGTTGATTGAACGAGCTTCATTAACTTCGGTAGACTCATTAACTTTCTTCTTTAAGTACTTATTAGGCTCTCTAAGAATAAACTCTTGTGAATCGCCATCAACTCTAGCAACTACATCGCCATTTGATTTGATATCGGTAATTTCAACAGTCTTGTTTCCATCGACGTGTTTCCATTCCCATTTGTCGCCGGCTTTGAATTTAGCTTCATTAACCACCGATTCTGCTAATTTAGAAAAGAAATCTTTAGCTAATTTATTATATTCTTTCTTTTCATCGTTATCTAGATAGCGTAATGATTTTGTATAATTATATTTTAAATCTTCAAAATAATTCTTTGCACCTTTACCTTCATTAACCACTGATTCAGCCAATCTCATCTCAAGCTTGTTTCTCTTAGCAATAAGCTTTTGAATCTCATCTTCAATCTTGTTTAGCTGATCGCCATATTCATCGGCAATTGGACCACCTTCAGCTTCAGCCTCTTCTTCCATATCGATTAGCATTTGACCTCTATCAGAATAAAGATCTTTTAGATCTTGGCTAATATCCCATAGATCATCTTCAGCTTTTAGTCTCTCTTTACCGTAAAGTGGCTTACGCTTTGGTTTAGCAAGCTCTTTTTCGCGCTTCATTTTAGCAGCTCTAAAAGCCATTAAAACAGGATCGTTAAGATCTGATTCTGTAATTAATGACTCGCTAAAAAATGCTTCAAAAGTAGGAATAAATGATGTTTTCATTTCTTTAATTTCTTTTTCATCTTCGTCTTCTTCAGATTTTCTACCCTTTGGTATATCACCTGATCCAACTTCAGTTTCGGTTGGGAATGAAATGTCTCCCATTCCTCCAATATTTGACGGTGTAATATTTTCAGCAACTTCAGGTAAACCTTTATGCGGAGTAGATGCAAAGTCTTTAAGATCCTTTAGTGACATACCGTCAACCAACTCTTTAACTTTATCTCTATAAGCCGCATCAACGTCAGAAAGTTGCATATCGCCAGATTTTACGGCGTATGCAACTCCCATTAAACGTTGTTGTGATTTACTAGTGCTTGGCATATTTAAATATTATTCTGCAGAAGCTTGAGCAGCTTTAGCAGCAGCTTGAACAACCTTAGTATATAATCCAAATACCTGGCCAATTGTCATACCATCTTTCCAAGTAGCTACAGTTTTATCACCTAAAACAATATCACTTCCGTCAAAATATACTTGTCTAGGTAATTTATCAGCACCTGACGCAATTTTGAAAAGTTTTTGAGTAGGATAATCACCTAAGTATCCAGAATATGAGAATTTGTTATCAGCATTAGCTTGAATATATTTCATTGCGTTTGCTGGTGAAATTTCTCTAGCTTCATTAACATTCGATTCTACGAATTGTTCAAATAATTTTACGTGTTTCATAATTTTGATTATTTTTTTTGTTTTTGATTTATTTAAATTAATTTTAATTACCAAGCGTAATCCATATCTTTTACTTTCTTCACTTTATCAGAAACGTATTTAGCATATTGCTTGGCTTCTCTTTCATAGTAGCCTGAAGAATAACCTCCTGCTTTTTCTTTCTCAACGTTTACCATGTGTGAAACATATCTATCATAATCGCTTAAGATACCTGACATCATATTAGATGCGTCAGTAAGTTTAATCTCTTGACCGCGGCTGTTTTGACCAATTTTAATTTCACCATATTTAGTCTTTTCACCTGATTTAAGTGCATTAGAGATTTGCTTAGTTAATTCATTAATAGCATCTTCAACCATTTTATCTAATGGTAAGCTAGAAGCTTTAGTTGCTAAAATATCTCTATATCTTTGTGTGTTTGCTTTCTTAAAGTCAGCTGCTGATGTGAACGCAATTGCACCAGATTTAGCATCAGATCTAGATTGAATAAGATCCCTTGAAGATTCACCGCCTGTATTAATGTTAAATATAATTGCTCTATCAGCTAATTCAGCCGCTCTCTTGATTGAAGCAATACCTGATGCATCGTAACCTCTATATACTTTATTTCCACCAACTGTGGTGCTGCCGTCTGATTTACCAAGAGTGTATTGGTTCTTTTTATTAACGTTAGGTGTTTTTGCATATCCCTTATAATCAACTCCTAAGAAATCTTTACCTCTTGAAAGAGCTAAAATACCAGGACTTAAAATTGGTTGTCTATAAGAAGATCGATCTGCATACGGATTTTCCTTTTCATTATCTACAATATAGAATACTAAATAGTCTCTATTATTTGCATAAGTTTTGTATGCTGTATTTGCATCTGTATCAACTAATGCAGAATCTTCAATTTGATCAAGTTTGATTTTAGTTAAACCATAAATGGCAGATGCTAGATTCTTAGTACCGTACCAGTTTGCATCAACACCAGAATTTTTCATAGCCAATAAGTTTTGTAACTTAGAAGACTTAAATGCTTCATTTAATGGTCTGAATTCTTCAACAATTTGAATTGATTCTTCAATGTATTCTGCTAATTCCTCATCGCACCATCCATAATCACAATCAGCTAATACATTTTCAAGATCTTTTCTCTTACCTTGCATTACAATGACTGGGTGACCTCCACCTGGACCGTCCATCATTTTATCAATGATAGTAACCTTATGCTTCTTTAAGAATTTTAAGAAGTCTTTGTCATCTGGATCCATTGCGTCCATTTCAACAGTTGCTTCAAATAATTGCTCATTCTCTTCATTAACCACTGATTCAAACGCTGGAACTAATTCTCTATCACCATAAACATCTACCATGTACCATTTCTTATCTGATTCATCGTATAAGTAAATATATTCAGCACCGCCGTCATTAGCAGCTAATTTAATAAACTTATCCATGTCTGATTTTTTACCAGCCATTGGAGCTCTACCATCATTGTAGAAGTTCATTTTATCAAGAGCATCTAATCCTGAGTTATCACCCTTTGCAATAACATCTTGAATTGCTTTTGCATTTTTATAATTCTTCTTAATTGTAGGAAGCATATGCTCTGGGTAAGAATCGTAGTGGGTATAAACTGACTGGATGTTACCTTTTTTGTCGATGATACCGAATTGACCTCTTGTACCTTCATTAATCATTTCAGTATTTTCATTCAATGAACCAATGAATTCTGAGAATGATTCAAATACAAAGTTCTTTTTCATTTGATTATTTTCGTTTATTTTGATTTGATTTAAAATTCTTGCTCCAAATTTAGATAGGGTAATACCATCCTCAGAAACGTTAAAATATTTAGAGTTACGTCTCATCCATCTGGTAGAATCAGTAGAAAGCTCAGAAAGAATCTGATTAAATTCTTCTTGAGTCATTGAGCCATCAGCAATTGCTTCAAGCATTTTGTTTCTAATACGAGCCTCCTTACCTGCTGTAAGAGCTGGATAGTTTTCAGTGTAACGTCTTTTAAATGTTACTTTATTTTCATTTAATCTATTTGATTGATCAAAATGATTCTTTTCCATATCTAAATTTTATATTATATTATTAGATTATATATCTTACGCTTTAACCTTAACTTGAATACTTCCTCCAGTCCAAGATGAAATTAAAGTTTCACCAACATTGCTGGAAATATTGTCTTTAAATAATACTCCACCAAACTTTTTGCTAGAATTTGTTTGTACAAATACAAACTTTTCTTTAATTGAGCCAAAACCAGCAACTAAATCTCTTTCAATCTCAGAATAAGATTTTAATTGAATTTGATTCTGACCAGATATCATATTTTTAATAGCTTGAATGGTTTTATTATTTGAGATAGATCCAATTTGTTCTCCACCTGTTTTAGAAACAATTAATTCTCCTTCTGGGGAGAGTGACATACTAAAAGTTAATGGTGATGTTACAATTACTGGATCAAGATCCTTAACAATATTAAGGAATTTTGCGCCTTCATCTCTTGCAACTTTATTCTGAATATCTTTACCTTCAGCTGTATTTGGATTTAATTCTGGTAAAATATCCTTTAAACCCATATACAGATTTTTCAACTCTTGTTTGGCAGTTTCAATAATTGATCTGTGCTTAGCACCAGTTCTCCAGCCGTAAAGATATCCATCCTTACTTGTCTTAACCTCTTTACATTCTGCTTGGTCTAAAATTCCACCATTATCATTATAAAGCGTTAAATCAATATCAACTGAACCACCGCCAATACCGCAGTTTTCAATAATATAGGCCATCATAATTTCGCCGCGGCCAATACCAACTACATCAGCTCCTAAATTAACTAGAGTAGTTGCTGCACCTTTATTACTAGAAAGAATCTTATTTACTTTAGCCATATTAGCTGAAGAAAAAGAATCTAATTTAATTCTCTGGAATGGCGCTTTACCCTTAAATTCATTAGTATTAATTAAATTGTATAACATCTCCTTATCATTCTTATTAGAAGATTGGGCTAATGCCATATAATTTCTTTGAGAGCTTTCATTAATCTGATTATTTAAAGCTCCTTCAAATCTGGTTCTGATGTCATTAAAATCTGCCATTATCCTTTTAATTTATTCATGAATTGTTCGAATGTCATTAAACCTTCTGGTTGTACTTTAGAAGCATTAACCACTGACATTGACTTTTCTAATTCTGATTTTAATGTTGGATACATTTTATGTAATGCTTTAGGTGTCATTAATTTGAAAGACTTTTCGTCCCCATCTAACATTGCATTACGTACTTTAGTTGCTGAAATAGCTTCATCATCTCTTGGGATTTCATATAGAGCAAAATCAGATCTAACATTTAATTGATCCCTGTATGAATCGTTATTAACTTGGTATCCATAAGCCTGCATTCTATCAGTTCCTGTTCCCCATAGAACTGGCTCGTATTTTGGTCTTAGTGCATTAAACATCTGGTCAATTGCAGCACTTGGAAGAACAATGATCTCCTTTAAGAATTTATACTGCTTCTGAACCTCTTTAAACATTTTGACCTGTAAATCTTCTGAGTATGGTCTTGAAAATTCATCACCTTTCTTTTGTGTCTTAGACTTAATTAAGAATACAATTACATCATGCCCATTTTGCTTGTGAATTGTCTCTAACACTTTAGCGTGGCCCAATGTAAACGGTTGGAAACGGCCAACAAAAATATTTACAGGCTCTTTGCCTTGCTCTGTGTGATTAACCTTTAGTGCCTCATTTAAATCCATACTCGATACAATTTTATTATGTAACATAAAATTATTGAAATCATAAATTGAGAGATTATCATTCATCTCCATTAGGACGACTCCATTAATTTTTTCAATTGTGCTATTTAAGTTTTCAATCATATCATCTGTTAAAATATCAGATGCTTTAGTACGCTTTTTTCTGAATGAACCTACTGTAATTTTAAATAGTTCAGAAAGAATTTCATTTGAAACGTACTTTAATGTTTTTTCATTCTTGATAAAATTAGTATTTAATCTAAATGAAGGTGCATGTGCAAAATCAGCACTTTCAAAATTAACACCAATATATTTAGAAGAATTCTTTTGAATATAATCGTTAAATACAACTGACATTAACTCAATGTATCTTTCATCAGCCGATGATTCCATTAGTTGAATCTCAGAAAAATCGTATGTTGAAATATATTCTAATAAATCTGCAATTGTGATTTGATAAATATGAGAACTCTCTCTATTTTCAATAACCAGCTGTCTTGCAAAATCTTCTAACTTGAATGAATGAATCTTCTTACCTTCTGCAAAGTTTAAAATAAGTCCATCAATCTCTTTTTCAAGATTCTCTTGTAACATTGATTTAGTTGCATTTGGATTAAAGATTCTATAAATCTCTTTAGTAAAAGAAACCATTTTATCCGTTTCTTCTAAATAGTCATAATTGCTAGAGAATTCTTTTGAATTCATTTGCAATAATTTAACCAATTTATCTTTTTGTTGTGAATCCATAATACCATCAAAAACCGGCTCTTGAGATTGAACATCAAGAATTTTAGCCCATTTTTTAATGATTACTGGATCAATGATAGTTTTCTTTGAATTACCGTTTTCAGTGATTTGTTGAATATGTGTAAGAATTAAATTATTATATGGTAATTCAGTATATTCGTAATTTGAAACTTTTAATTCTGGTAAATAATCAAAACCAAATTTAAAATCAATAGGCAATTTAGCTTTAGCTTCTGTTGATAAACTCTGCATGTGTTTAATAGCAACCTCATAAAGAGACATCATAGTACGATCTACCATTGTAAGCTTTTCTCCATTTGAAGATTTATAGAATTCGAACTTATCATTAATTCGACGAACATAAAAAGATGGTGCTGAAATTTTTTCAACAACCATTACTCTATTATCAAGCATTCCTACGAATGTATTGATGTTGGTCTCTTCAAAATGTTGTTTTAATTTTTTAAGTGCCATTTTATCTTCCGTATTTAATAATGCCCATTAACTGATTAATAGCAGCAAATGTGCCTGTTAGTTTCATTACCTTACCTTTGTAACGGAATACTAAACCTTCAGTTGGAATGATAGATTCAACTCCACCAATGCGCTCCAATCTTTCAAGTTCTGCCATTACTTTAGCAATTTGTTTCTCATCTCCACCTTTCTTAACCTTTTCAGCTTCAGTGCGGATTTGATTATGTAGTCTTTGCATCTCTTTATCAGGTGATGCAGCGACAAAATTACTTGCATTTTTAAGAATAATAGAACCTAATTCTAAGAATAAATCCTCAAAAGGTCTAATATTCTCTTTATACAATTTGCCAGCATTCTTATCGAACTCCTTAACTTTAGCGGCTCCATCTTTGCCAATCTCTTTGTCAAGTGCTCGCATATTTAATGCTGTTTTATTATCATAAGCCCAACGTAATAACATTCCTTCTTTCATATCTTGTGGAACTGTTGGGAAATTCTTTTCAATTTGTTCTCTCCACCAAGCTTCATGATACTTTGTTACCTCATCAGAGTCTGATAAATTATATCTATCTCTAAGAGTATCAACCTGTTTAATGAACTTTGCTTTGTTCTGATCAAAATTGATGTCTTTACCAATTTGAATAATCTGTGGAGGGATAACTGTAAATACGCTACCAATGTGTGCGTTTACTTGTGCTAATGCCGCTGGAATAGATTTTGCAGGTTTTGTATCTTCACCTATAATATTGCCTTCGCCATCAGTTAATTTAATACCATGGAATTGAATCAAGTTTCTATCATAATGAATCACATTTGGATTCTTAGAGTAGATCAATTCCATATTCATAAAGTTTTTACCATTACCAAATACTTCTAAATCTTTTGGAGAAAGTCTTGGTAAGGCAGCTGCTAAATCTTCAGCTGCTAAGTGGAATGTTTCTTCTACCATTTTAGAAGGGTGACCAGCGAACTTATCTTTAAAAGTTTGTAAGTTCATTGGGTTTTTTAATTCTGTCTTATTACGAGCAAATTTAACCTCACCATCTTGAACAGTTGCAAATACATTTTGACCATCTGTCTTTTCAGTTGGATCTTCTTCAAATCTTAAATTGCCTTGTAAGCCGGCTTCAATGATCTTTTTAAAATCGCCAAATGTCAAATCTTTTTCGTCAAATGGATGCGACATGTGGCCAGCTGCACCACCTTCCATAATCAGATCAGATTGTGGAGCCTCGTATCTTTCAACTAAAAACTGCTGGTATGTGAGTAATTTTTTCATTATCTATAATTCTTTTTAAGCCACTCTTCGATGTGTTTTACAGTTGAATCAAATACTCTACTTCTGTTGTAATCCATACCAAAGTTTTTAAAGTATTCTTTAGCCTCATAATAAGCCGGTTCAACTTCTTCGTTATTATTAATTTTATCTTCAATGAATGAAATAATTTCTGAAGCATAATACTTTGCTTTCATATATAAGTTATCATACCCTCCGTTAAATACATCATAAAAATCTGAACCGTAAAACTTTTTAACATTTGGTCCAAATTTCTCCATGTTGGTCCAAGAACCGTCATTAAAGATAAGCCATAAATGTGCAAATGTTAATCTATTCTCATCGGCCAATCCATAACGCTTCATCTTTTTAGCAGCTTGAATAACCTCAGCTGGAAAAGGTAATTTACCATTATCTTTCTCCCAACCAACAATATCGCGCTCTGTTACAAAGCGCTCGTTTAAGAATTGCTCAAATAGTTTAACGTATTTCATTTTGTTTTTGTTATTATTTCTTAATCTTTGCTAGAGAGCCGTTTGTTTCTTCATACAGGAATGAAAACTTAGACTTTGCATAAAGAGTTCCCATTGAGAATGATATTAATACGCCGTCTGGTTTTTTCATAGCAGTATTGTATGCATCTGTTGCAGCGGCCTCGTCGTCAAATATACCAATATATTGTTTTGAGCCAGCAGAACCAATTGTATATCCTGCTTCTAATCTAATTCTTTGACCATAAAAATCTGCAGAATTATGAGCAAACACTAAGTATTTAGTCTCACCCTTTTCCGGTAGATTGTCGCTATGCTCACCGAATTCATTTCTAGAATTATAGTGATAAGAACCAAATTGAATAGATTCATCTACTGGTATGTTATTGGCTTCTGTAAAACTTTCAAATGTTTTTATATTCTTCATTTTGACCATGGATGATTTTTTGATACCATTTTAGCACCGTGAATTAGACCAAGAACGTCTCTATCTCTTTCAGAGTGATAGATTCTGCCTTCATCGTGGAAGTACTTCCAGTGAGCCTCTTTTGACCCTTTACGAATACCATAAGAAACATCCTCTTTCTTATCGTAGATCACCTGGTTATCCTTGTGTAATTCCTTGTATGCATTCATAAACTTATCAAGCTCATAGCCAACGATGGTATTGTAGGTATTAAAAATACCTGCTTCGTTAACAAATTGCTCAAATAGTTTAACGTGTTTCATGATTAGTCTAAATATCCGCCTTGATTGTGTACTTTATAACCCATTGGCTTTTTGTACTCGGATTTATAGTTTAATTTTAATTTCTTTAGGATCTTAGCTGCCTCTTTTTCGCCTCTGATGATTTTAATCACGTTCCAGTGTTCGTCCTCAGAGTAAGATCCTGGTTCATCGCCCTTTGGCGGGTTACCATTGCCTGATCTATAAAAATCAGCTGCATTTAAAGCTGAAACTGCTTTTCTATAATCTTGTGAATTATCAAAAGTGTATGAGTTATCCAGGTTTGCTTCGTTAATAAACTGCTCAAATAATTTTAAGTGTTTCATAATTATTGAATGTATGCGTTTAATTCGTATTTGTTTTTCATGCCATAAATCTGGATATGTAACATCTTCTTTTGTGGCTTGCCGTCTTTTGTTAGACCAATACTAGCTTTATTAGTTACACCCTCCTTTGGCTTAGCTGGGCCAATTGAAATTTCATTCCAAATGTCGTCGTCATTAACCTCATAGCCTTTGGATTTTGCATACTCTAATGCTGCATCAACCGCAGATGAATATTGATTATGATAAATCTGATAATCAGACTTTTCATTTACAAACTGTTCGAATAACTTTGTATGTTTCATATTGCTAATATAATAAAAAAACTTGACCCGGAAAAATCCAGGTCAAACTTTTTTCTATTTTATTTAAACTTTTTAAGTTTATCTTCGATTAACTTTTTAGCGTCGTACATAATGCCAGGAGATCTGAAAGATCCTCCAATATCATTAGCTTCTTTCTTAATCATTGCTAATAAATCATCAATTGAAACTTCAACTTGTGACATTAGATCTTCTCTTCTCTCGTCTTCATCATCTGAAATTGTGCCATCAGCTTTCTTTTCAGAAACTACTGATTCCATAGTTGCAATCTTTCTGAATTCATCAACAATCTTTTTTGCTTTAGAACCTTTATGACCAGCTGCAGATACGATTTGATTAAATAATTTATCATCACCTTTAGCTAATTCATCCTCAGTGTATGCTCCATCTGGGCCTGCAACTTGAGTGTATAATTCCATTGCAATTTGCTCATCCTTTTCGCTTTCGTTAACTAATTCAAGTGAAAGTGGTAACTCGGCTGATTCGTTTAAATTATATTTAGTAATTGCTGTTAATAATTTAGAAGCAGCTTCTTCTTCACCGATATGATTTAAGTATTGAACAGTGCCATTAGCGATAGCATAACCGCTCCATCCTGCTGCATTAGCAATATCTGAATATAATTCTTCTGATTTACCTGTTAATTTAGAGCCTTTAGATGCAGCTCCAATTGCTTTAGAAGTAACCATCTCTTTGTGAAAATTAGCATCTTCCATTGCATCAGCATAAACTTTAGCAATAGTATTTAAGTCTGTTAAGCCTGATTTTTTCCAAATAGTAACAACTTTGCCGTTTTCTCTTTTACCTTCGTTAATTTCTTCAGATTCTTTAATAAGAACTGGATATGTTTTGCCATTGAATTCAAATTCTTCTTTGCCTTCGTCTTTAGCTTTTTTAGCAGCAGCTGCAAATGCTCTACCTTCTTCAACAGGTTCTTCTGCAACCTCTTCTGATTCTTCAGAAACATTACCAAATGCCTTTGTGATAAACTCTCTTTTTGCTTCTAACTCTAATTCGTCAAAAGAAGTAATATCCATTTCATCAAGAATTGCAGCTAATCTACCAGCCAATTCAGATCTTTTAGCAACTTTTTCTTCTGCTAATTTAGCTTCAGTCTCTTGAGCTCTTAACTGTGAAAACGTCTGAAAAGACGTAATTTTACTCATTTCTGCCATTTTATTAATATTTGTTTATTTTTGTCATTACTTTATATATCTCCTTCGAATTGTATTCTTTTAATATTATACTCAAACTTCTCTTGGCGATATATTGATTGTCTAGCCTTACCGTGCTTATATAAATAGTTATCCCACTCATCAGTTCTAATATCATCAACAAAATCTATAATAACTACTTTATCCTTGGACTCATGTTGTCTCAATCCTCTACCAATAGATTGGCGAATAATTACTTCAGATTTGAATGATTCTGTAAAGAAAATGTTGTGTATTTTTTTAATAGAAATACCAGTTGAAAATGTACCATAAGAAGCTACAATAACTACCTCTTCACCTTGCTCCATCTTCTTTTTGTATTCTTCGCGAATATCCTTGTCAGTTCCTCCATCAACATAGTAAACTCGCTTAGCACTATCCTGCCTAAGCTTTTCGTATAGCCTCTTACCGTGTTCAATGCGGTGGAAAAGGACCAAACTATTACGTGGTATTCTGGAAATGACGCTAGCAATAAAGCTGAGGCGGCCTGGGTTATTGATGATAAAATTTTGTTCAAGTTGAAATACATCTTTATTTTCGTATTTATTAGTTGCTAATTCCATAAAGGCCCTACGTTGCGATTCTGTTGCATAATTCATTTCAATTACTTTAACAGCACATTGTGCAATGTGTCCTTGTTTTTGTAGGAAACTTGCCTTTACTTCGCTGATCACTGGTCCAGTTTGACTCATAAGTGTCAATTTATCTAATGTACCATCTTTTGGTAAGGTACCTGATAAACCGAATCTATATTTAGCTTGTGTACATTTTTGTAGAATGGTTTTAATTGAGGCTGATTTGGCTTTGTGTGTTTCATCCACAATTACAGCGTCAAACTGCTCAAAATATTCTTTAGGCTTTTTAATCAGTGATTGATATGTACCAATAACAATATTCTTATTACTTTTAATCTTTTGACCTGCAAATATCTGTTGAATGCGTAAATCAACCTTATTCATATAATTATATTCGTGAAAATCCTCATGTGCTTGGACAACAAGAGAAACATTAGGTACAATAAAAAGTATACGTTCAGCCTTTTTCTTTTCAAGCATATAGGCAACTGTTAAAAATGAAATTAATGTTTTACCAGCTGACGTTGCCAATTCAGCTAAACATTTTCTAAATTTAAGAACATTAAAGGCAGTTTCAATCTGATAATCTCGAGGTGTAATTTCAGCACCATTAAAGAAGTTCATTGACCATTGTTCGAATGATTCAATATTAATATCTGGGTCAATTAATCTACGAATACCTTGGATATCTACATCATATTTGTAGTCCTTACACACGCTAATAACATAACGCCACAAACCGGCCGGGATCCATTTATCATCCTTCATATAGGAGATATAACCATCCCAAACTCCCTTCTTTACAAGAGGGTTAAATCGCCAATTATCAATACGTTTAGTTAATGCAATACGAAGCTGTTCTAATTCTAGCTCTGTGATTTCATCAATACGTAGAAATTGATTATCTTCTGTTAAAGTTAATACCAAAACTCATATCAACTATTTTTTAGAGTTTAGAAATATCTAAACGGTTTTTGATTGCAAAACCCATATTATCTAGAGTTTTAACAGAGCCTTCCAAGAAAGACTTTTGAGTTTCTAAAAGCTCAAGCATGTGTTTGTCATCTGCCATATCTGCATCTAGAAACCTCTCTTTTTGTTTGTCGGTAAGCTTATAATCGTAATTATAATACTCAATCCATTTTTGCTTGTATAAACGATCACATGCTGATTTTTGGCTGCGAATCTTTGTACCAATTGAAGCTAATTGTTCAACCATAATCTGACGATATGATAGAGTATATGCACTCACTTCTTCAAGATTGGTACCGAGTTTAAGATCTTCAGCCAATTGCTTAATCTTAAGGGTCCATTCTGTTCGTTGAGCATCTAAATACTCATCTAACTTAATAAGCTTTTCTTGCTTTGTTGACATTAGAATAATTGGTTTTTATTATTATTTTTTATATATGTGCTCGTACTAAGTTTCTTTTTAAACTTAGGTTGTAGAATTGTAAAATCCTTTTCTTGATAATTAAGATTAGAAAGATCAAAGCTCACAAACTCTCTTAAGTTTCTTGGCTTTTCGCTCTCTTTCTCAAAATCTTCAAATGATTCTTCAATCATAAGTTCAAAGTCTATATTTTTCATAGGTAATATGCGTCCAATTTAGAGTTGCTAAAATATTGATCGATACTTTTGATTGACGCATCTTTTAAAATATATGCAGCCCTAACAAGGTCGTTCAAATCACCCAGTTCTTTAGGATATTTATCTAATTCATTTTTATCAACCCCTTTAAGGAATTGTTGCCATTTAATATCCATCTTTGTTTCTTCGAAGAATTTTTGCCACATAAAGATCTTTTTACCTCTACGTAGCTTTTCCATCATCTTCTTTTTACCAGTGTCATCATTATCAAACATATAACGAATGGTAGGGATCTCATCAAACTCTTCAGTTGAGCGGCCAGCAGTTGCAAGTCCAATACTGTTTTGAATAAACATTGCATCAATTGGACCTTCAAACATGGTGACTTCTCTTTGTAAATCGACTTTTAATACGCCAAATAGAGTTGAGATCTTTTTAAGACTAATTAGTTCTTCTTCAGTAACCTTTAATTCTTTATCCATCTCTTGATAAATGCGCTCAATATCATAAGTCAAATATCTAGATTTGCGATGTTTTGTAAGTGCTCTTGTCTGTAATCCAATAATCTTATTGTTTGGTGCAAGATTGAGAACTACAAGTCTCTTATCTTTTGGTGAATAGAGAAAGTATTCAAGTTTGTGGGTAAGTAATCTGTTTCTTAAGTAAAAAAATGGAGCATCTCCAGGTTCTACTTCAACCCAACCTAAAGCATCTTTTAATTCTTGGCGGGTTGGTGATAGATCATAAATCAATTTGAATACATCGTGCTCAAGAACTTCAACGTCGTTAGTTTCGATCTTATGTTCTTGGATGTAATCAATAATCGCAATTGAATCATCGCGATCTGCAAATTGAATATGGTGATCTTTTAAGAGTGAATAAACATCTCCATGTTCTCCACAGTTAAAACAGTGATATTGTAGTGTATCCCAATACAAATTACCTCGCTTTTTAGAGGAATCTGTACTGGAATCACCACAATATGGACATGCCAGGCTTATACGGCCTGGCATTTCCTTAATCATCTGTTTCGAAGGTTCGTGGTGGTGTTTTACGACCACCTGCTTAACTAATCCTCGAATCTTAGATTTTAATTGTTCATCTATCTTAGAGATCGAGGTCATTCAAGAAATCATCTAGATCGTTATCAGAACTTACGCTAGTTGGCTCTGGACTACCTACCATTTCTGAAGGAAATTCGAAATCTGTAGCTGATTCCACTGTTGCTTTTTGAGCAGGAGCCGCTTTCTTAGCGGCTGCTTTAGGCCTAGAAACTACGCTGTCAATAGAATCTCCAGGATTCAAATATTGACGAAGGATTCCATTAACGAAATCGCGAGTTTCACCATCCCAAGACTTGTACTCATAAGGCTCAAGAGAAGGAGCCGCGTCCAATTCAACTTTAAGTGATGACATTGTCTCTTTGTTACGCTCTGCTGGAGCGCCATCAAGAACAACTGCTGAACGGCTTGCTGAGAATTTAGATTTGTCGTAGTTATTGTAATCACCTTGGCGAGTAATAATCAACTCAAAATTCTTACCTTCAAAGAGGTCAAATACTTGGGTTGGTTCGCCGAATGCAGGCTTCAATTCCTCGTCGATCTTTTCTTTGATCTTGTAACCAAACTTGAAGATCATGTATTGACCTTCGTATTCAGGGTGTTGAGGATCCTTAATAACTTTAATTAGAGAGTAATATTGCTCACGGCGCTTCAACTTCTCAGACATTTTACGGTCTACTGCTGAATCGCTGTTACGCAATTTAAAGAATACATCAGCAATCGGGCATTTCTCATTTACTGTAGATGGTGAATCGATCAAACGACCGTTACCTTCTGCGTCTGTCAGCCAGTGTACGTACTTTTTAACAAGAGAGTTGCGTGGATTTGCTGGATTAGGAACAAAGCGAATCAATGCTTTATATGTTCCGTCTTTGCCTTGATCGGCGCTCGGCTTATAGATATTATCTGTTGTCGAGCTTGTTTGTTGGTGGGTGTCAACGTCTGCTACACCCAAGTTGAAGATGTCAAAATCTGCCATAACTTTAAAACTTTAATTTTCTTTAATAATTGTTTAACTTCTTTGATTGTCTTTCGGTACCTTTAAAACTTTCAAATACGAATATTATACGTGTCCCCTCTAAAAGGTTTCACAGTTCTCCAAAAAATATTAGTGTGAATGGTATCTTGAACCAGATTCGTCAATCCAGCCTTGACCTTCAGGTAATCTAGCTAAACCTGCTCGACGTAAGATGTCTAACATTTCAGCCTCTTCCATACGGCCCTGAGAAACCATGTGCTCTAGAGCAGCTTTCAAATCTAATAATATTGCAGAACTTATAATATTCATATAGTATATATCTAATTTTTTTGTATTGTTTCGAAACTTTTTACCCAAACATTAATATAAGTTATGGTTTTAAGCTTGAGGTTGAAAGGTAGCTTGGAGGTATGCATTTAAGAAGTAAGCATCCACTAAGTCGTCAAACGGTTTTGGAATCTTTTGGGTCTCTCCGATTTCTCCCAAACAAAATTGATAGGTTTCAGACTTTGCAAGGTTTTGGTCATTATTAATATTAGAAAGAAAAACTTTCCATAAGTCTCCCTTATTCATGTTGCCTTTACCAGCATGCTTCTTAATAGTTGAAGGCGCGACAGTTTCAATAAACTTAACTTGGAAATATTCTAGGATCTTGAGTTTTAAGATTGCAGCACCAGCTGCCATATCAATAATGTTATTAGTTCCTTGCTTAGAGCCAAAGCTCGTGCCTTCAAATGCAAAAGTAACATCTTCATCTCTTGGAATAACCTCTTCAATCATCTCAAGAATATCGTTAGCGGTAATTAAGTATCTTTGGATTTTGGCAAACTCAACTGAAGAGTATTCACCATTATTAGAGAAATCCGGTTGGGATTTATAGATGGAATCTTTAAGCGCCGCAAAGTCTTCTTGGATTTTTTGTTCCTTCTTAGTTCCAGTGCCAGCTTTTAAATAAGAAATAAAGGTATACTCTTCAGTGTTTGAATTGAAAGTACAAATACCTGGAGAGTTTAATGAAAAGTCAATTGCAACAAAGTGCATATTAGAATTTATTACCGACTGCAGCACCTAAAGCAGCGCCAACCAGTCTTGAAGTTAACATATCGTAAATAATGCCTTTCTCTACGCCAAGGACTTTAGCAACCATTTTACCTAAAGATTTGCCAAGGGCAAAACCAGTTAAACCACCTAAGATAGAACCAAAAAGACCTTCATTTGTCATTTCCTCATTAAGTCTATCTAAATCATAAGAACCATCCTCATTCTGGTATTCAGCAATAAAAGCATCAATTGCTGCATCTACCTTAGCTTCTAATTCTTCATTCCATTCAGATTGAAGTGACTCTTGAAGGATCTGTAATTCTTCAGAAGTAACATCCTGTTCTTGCATGTAGTCTAAAAATGTTTTCATAAAGTATATATCTTAATCTATTTCGAGCTTGATATTAAATTTGTTATAATAGAATGTAAGCTGAAACGTAGTAAATTCCGCAATGTTAGTACTCATATTTAATTCAAGTTCAGAAATTGAGTTCATAATTGGCTTTTCAAAAACCGCACTCATTACATGAATACCTTCACCATCAAGGATTTGTAATTTAAGATCATCAATAAACGGCTCTCTTTTAGATTTTGAATAATAATATAGGAGAGTGTCTTGCATAATCCAATAGTTAATGTAGCCATCTAAGAGTTGCATTTCAACCGTAAATTGTCTCTCAATAGTATTCTGGATTGGAATGGAACCTCTATGATATGTTGTTGTTCCGTCATTAGGTGATTGAGAGATTGGATCAAAAGAAATACCTGGCATTGCAATACCTTGAATTGCGTAATTGATAAAGTCAATTGGCTCAGTCATTAAATTACCTGGCATTCTATTCAAATACTTACGATACTTATCAGCAACTTCCTTCGGAATAAAATTACGAGGAAACTTAAAGTTAAATAAATTATTTCTACTATTTAGTATCATTAGATAATCTTAACTTTTCCGTGGTATAATAGTGATTCAGTTTGTCCATTCTTTAAATTAATATAGAATGTATCTGCAAATTGGTTTGTATCTGCCTGATCAAATCTAACCGCTGTTGACTTTGGAACTTTAAAGAATACTTGACCTTTACCTAAATCAACATCTGGGAAAGTTGGATTATGGTGGATCTGTTGTTCAATATTTCCACTCTTAATAATTAAAATAATGTCCTCAGCATTAACTAAACTGATTGATTCCAAATTATCACCTTTAGGTCTAGCGATTGAGAACTTAATAAAGTTATCTGAAACTTTAGAAAGTGTAATTTCACAATTACCTTCAGACGCATATTTAATTTCACTGTTTGCTTCTGCTTCAGCGGCTTGTAATGTAATATTAGTTGCACCAGCTACGATACCATAAGTATCCATTGCAACTGGTACATATTTAGTTTCGCCAATTGAAGGTCTGATAGAGTTTACAAACCCATTAACCTCTCTATTAACTTGTGTGTTCGGTAATTTATTATAGATAATTGGAGATGCATCATTTGATTTTAAGGTAATCTTTTGCATCTTCTTACCATATTTCTTAGGTTGAGTATAAATTAATGAAGCAACCTTTAAGATTTGTGTATTGTCAGTTTGATTATAAATACGCATTGCAACTCTAATTAAGAAAGAAGAGCAGAATGCTGCATTTTTAATAATTGGACGATATAACATAGTTTGATCGAATTGATCAACCTGAACCATTGTAGTTTGATATGTTGAAACATAGTTCATACCTAATTGTTCGCTCACATCAATATCATAATATACAATTATATCATCGCCGGATTCTTGCATTCTATTTAGAATGTATTGTTCAAATCCGTTTTGTGATCCATCTTTCTCTCCCCAAATTTCAAAGAAATCACCATCAGCCGCTTCTTGAAGATTGACAGTAATATCTGCAAACTCATCTTCTTGTGCTAGAGTTAATTTACGCTCATCTGCAATTTCAATATATTGAATGCCATTAATATCTTTAGTAACACCAATTGTTCCTAAAATAATTTCATAGTTAGCAGATGAAATAATTGGATCTAGATCAAAGAATGTAGTTGCAAATTCTTCATTCTTTGTTGCATCGCTCATATGAATTAACGATGGAACCTTAACCTCAATGTATTTAGAGAAAGCACTATCTGCTAATACAAATGGTTTAGGGTTTTGAATTTCGTATGATGAAGTATTTAAATATACAATTGAAGTAAAGTAACCATAAGTACCATTACTTCTTTTAACTTTAACTTGAAAATGAAAACCATCTAAACCTCTACCAGCAAATGAATAACCTGTTCTTAAGTGTAAGCGAATTGTATCATAGTACACGTGTTGAACATCATTAACCGGAACCACTGTTAATCCATTAGAATCTGTTCCAGCCCACTCAGATGAATCTAAATAATTCAATGAGTTATTTAAAAGAGCCCATACAGAATTATTAGCAGTAGGAACCGCATAGTATCTACCACCTTCTCCTGGCGCTGTCTTAATATTATTACCAGTTTCCTGTTCTGATTTTGACCATAAAGAATTTGCTCTATCACCAACTTGAATATTACCACCTACAAAATCAATACCTGTAGAATTTACATATTGATATTTATAAGTTCCATTAGTATTAGGTGTATATGTTAAAACAGTTCCAGATACTTGATAGCTACCTCCAGAAATTGTAAAACCAGAAATATTATTAATTGAAACATCAGAAAGGTCAAACTTATAAGTTAATCCATTCTTTAATACTAATTCGCGACTAGCAAAATTATTAATGTATACAAAGCCATTAGCAACTTTAACTTCAAAGTTTACTACATCAGCACCAAGTTCATGAATTAAGAATCTAGATGCGCTAGTATCGCCATCAACTGTATCTAAATATTTCAGTTGAGAGCCATTATCATCATTCTCAATTTTAGCATTATCTACAACCGCAACATCTTGGTCATGGTAGATAAATTCTAATAGAATGTCTTCGTCTATTCTTGCAAATTTTGATGATTGCGCCATTCTTAATTTTTATATTTTAAAATCTTAACCATTTTGGTGAATAGATCATTCCAATTCCAATTGAAGGTCCAAAACTAACAACCTGTTGGTTATTTAAATTGATGCCATATCCAACTCCTAATCCAATTGACCAACCACTTTTCTTAACTGTTGATCTATTTAATTTGTCATTCACAATATTAATATTCTCAATATTTGTAAATGTTAAATTTGGGTAAGGAGAACTGATCTTTAGTTGATCTTTTCCATCAACATTTAAAATAGCCATTGTTAAACTAACACCTTGATCCATTTCAAATATTGATCTTTTTACCAAAAATAGAGAATCTTGAGGGTACAAAACTAATTGACCTTTAAAGTTTCTCCAATTATATTTATCCCACTCTTTATTATCAGCTAAATCAATAATTATACTATCATTATTATATGTAACCATTGAAGCTGCAATAATAGAATCTTTAATTTCTAATTGCGCTGAAATAAGGTTATTAACCTGCTTAAACTTTTCATTTAATTTTAAAGCATCATTATATTTCTTTAACAATTTAGAATTAGAAGTTTTCAAAGATTCAATATCATATTGATATGAAGAAATTGAAGCAACAAGATCTCCATTGATATTTTTTTCTAATTTAATACTATCTTGAGAAGCTAAATAATTATTAAAATTACGGTTAGCGACCTGTTCTGCATCTGCAACATCTTGCTTTAAATTTTCAATACGATTACATTGATTCAATAGTAATAAAACAAGAATAATACCAAGAGCAAAACCTATCACTCCTCTATTATTCTTATCTAATATGTAGTCTAAAAACTTTTTCATAATTTATTATATCCAATCAGTATAATCGTGGTCGTTACCACCAGTATTTGATGTATTATTAAGTTCTGCAATTACAACCTTTACGTGTAACCAGTTGTATGATTGAGAAGGTGAACTTAAAATAGATGATTTAGAATTTGCTGTTTGTGCAGTTCCCCATGCTAAATATTGTCCTGGGTTTGCTATTGTATTAAAATATGGCTCTTGAGTTGAATTACTGAAAGCATAGAATACATGATATCTCATTGTAGTACTATTAAATCCAGTACCTGTCCATTGTGCTGATGCATCTACTTGTGTAGTCCACGGATCAGTACCGTAAGGAATACCGCTAACATAAGTCATTGTAACTGCAGTAGAACTTAAATCTAATTGAAGATTACATGTAAATGAAACAGAGAAATATGTAGAAGTTCTAGCAAATGAATCAACCCATAAATTAGCTGTCCACGTTTTATTGCTATTAGTAAATACGCCATTATTTAATGTGTATCCTGTTGGTGCAACCACTGGGTTTGTAGTTTTAAATGTTTTACCAGTTGGCGCATTAAATACAACTTGACCTAAGTATGTTGATTCACCATTATTACCAGTTTTATCAGTAAGCTGAGATGGTGTAACAGTTGCACTATTGTTAATATTTAAAACGTATGTTGCTTTATTAAGAGCTAAATAACCAGCGGCTTGGAATCCAGTTGCATTATATGTAAATTGATATGTATTACCATTAAATGTTTGGTCCATATACATATTTAATTTTTGACCATTCGATGGATTAATTGCAGGTGGTGGACCAGTACTAATATTTGGTTGTGATGTTCCATTTGGATCTGTAAATTGATTAGCAGCTGGTGCAATTGCCCAATAAAAATTATTAGGTGCGTTTAATTGAATTAAACCACTAGTTCCAGGTTCAATAGTACTCGATCCGTCATATCCACTAATTGTAAATGTTTGGGTTGTTGAAGAACTTGTTTCAACAAAATTATATGTATTTGTTACTAATGGGGTTTGACCCGCCCCGGCGTCTGACCAATATAAATCAGATGCACCTAAATAGATAATTTGGGGTAATCTCTTAAGAACCAATGTAACACCAGAAGTACTCTGCTGTAAATAATCTGTAGTTGTAGTAACGTTACCGGTTACTGTATAAGATCCTGTTGAATATGTTGCTGTTAAATCAACATCAGCACCACCAATAATATGTAAATTATCATTAGTTTGAACTGCATCTCCTTGACCAGAAGATGAATCGCTATTGTCTTCAATATCATAAGAGAATGAAGAAAGATCTGGAACCTCATAAGATTCTGTTCCATTAGTCCATTCTTGTCCATTACAAACATACCAACCTGCATAATCTCCAATACCTGCTCCAATTCTAACTTTTAATACTTCAGAACCTGAAGCAAGAGTAACTGTTTCAGTATTGATAAACATATTGTTATCTGTAAAAATTTCAGGTAACATTGAAATTATAGTTCCAATTGGAATAGCACTTCCAATTTCTTGGAAAGTTTTCCACTCAACCTCACCTGTAGTATCTTTAGCAACTGCAATTTTATCAGTGTCTGGGCTATTAGATTCAACTACTAATTTACCTTTAACCGTAAGATCTTCATTATAAATAGCATTAACTCTAACGTCTAATGCTAAATTATCTAAATCAAATAATGAACTACCATTTAAATCAGTAAAGCTAAATTTATCAGAATTGAATTTCATTAAATTGCCTAAACCAATCGAGTAATCCTTAAAATAAATGTCTAAATTACCAGTAGATTCAAGTTTAAAATGAACTTCTGTATTTACAGAATCTGAAGATAATTTAAAGTTAGAAACTGGAGAACCAGAAGGTCTATTAATAACAAATTGTGATTCTAGATTAGCCAAACCAGCCTGATATTCAGGGGTTTGAGAACCAAAACCAATTAAAACGGCTGGTGGTAAATCACCAACTGTATGTGATGGGATCAAGGTATCAATTGTACCTGTTTGATCACCACCAACTAAAAACCAATATTCACCGCCTGGATCACCAACCGGTCCTTGAGTACCTTGAGTACCTTGAGTACCAATAACACCTTGAGGACCTTGTGTTCCTTGAAAACCTTGTAGACCTGCAGTACCTTGAGGTCCTTGTGGTCCACCTCCATTCGCAACTAATTGGTCAAAATTATAATTAACTTTGTCCAATTTAATCTGATCTGAATCAGCTACGAATATCTGTTTTAAGTTTAAGGCCATGATATATCTATTTTATCTATATATTTATTAAAAATAATTATAAATATAATATATTTTTAGGGGTTTTGGGGTTTTGGGG